CGCATTATCACCCGCCGCCAATGCTGTTTGTGTTCCGATTGTGTTGGATTTGGAGTGCGCCAACGTCATCTGAAAGCCGTTAGTCACAGTTGTGTATCGCGCTCCAAGCATCGACGCTTTGGTAATATCGCTCTCAAGGATTTGAATACGGCCTTTTACAACGGCACTCCCAATAACAGGGTAGTTTTGCGCCGTGTCGGCACCAAAAATAAGAGTTTGATTTGAGTCCAAGAAAGTATTGGTGGCATTTGCTGCTGTACCAAATTCCATTCGATCCGCTGAGTGATCGTAAACAATTTGACCTACGCCAGCCGTTGTATCATCAAAGTTAATAACACTTTCACCAGAAGTAGACGACTCCAAACGAATAACAGCATTTGCCGCGCTGTCGGTAATGTGTAACTCCGCAGTCGGACTGCTCTCTCCAATTCCCACGCGATTGTTCGTGCTATCGACGTACAACGTGTCGGTATCAACAGCCAACGCATCTACTTGCAAGTCAGAAAGAACGTTTGCTGCTACCGCGCCTGCACCCGCGCCATTAAAGTATATAACTGCGGATTTGCCATTTTTTATAACGTAGTCGTTTGAGGAGTTGTATGTACCCTGAAATACAATCAAATCCTGTGTGTTCAAACTATTCCGAATGTAAATAATCTTTTCAGCGTCATTTGGAGTAAGTTGATAATAGACTGTAGAGCCAAGATCACTTCCGCTAGTAATATTTACAAAACGATTTCGCCCATCAGAGGCTGAACCGTCTGTGATTGGTAATGCATTTGGAGAACCAGAGCTGCCTGCTGATGCGGCGGTAATTGTAACCTGACCGTCAAGTGCGACATCTAAAAGCTCTAAGTTAGTGTTCGTTGTATCGCCCCATGTGCCAGACTGTTCGCCTGTGCCGATAAGTTCGATACCGTTGTTTAATGTATATGTACTAGGCATTTTTCTATCCTATGCTGCTATGTCATCCCAGCCCGGAGTTTGAGAAGGTGTTTCGTCACTCCATGCTGGGGTGGAAGATGGTGTTACGGGAGTATAGCTTGGATTTTGATTTGGAACAATACGTCCCCAAACAAGGACAGGTGTTATCTCTCCAGTCCCAACAACTCCTGTAGGAGATACGTTCGCTTTTGCAATAACTGAGACAGGACCAACAGACCCTGTGGCGGAAACTCCCGTTACATTAACGGTCATTCCAAAATTAACAGTGACGCTGCCAACTGAGCCTGTTGCTTCAAGTCCAGTGACAGGAACGTTAGCTATGCCAGTAACCGTAACGTCACCAACTGAACCTGTGGCTTCTAATCCCGTGACATCTACGTCCGCAGTAGCTTCTACAGTTACAGAACCAACAGAAGCAGTAACTTCAAGTCCAGTGACACTTATATTTGCCTCTGCAATTACAGTAACACTGCCCACCGTACCTGTCGCCTCAAGTCCAGTAACAGGAACATCTGCGTTAGCCGTTACAGTTACAGAACCAACAGACCCTGTGGCTTCAAGTCCAGTAACGGGAGCATTTGCATCGGCGTTGACCGTTACAGTGCCAACGGCCCCAGTTCCTTCCACGCCCGTAGGTGTGACATTCGCTGCGGCAATAACTGTAGTCGAACCTACTTCACCCGTTCCAGATACACCTGTGACGGGAGCATTCGCTTTCGCAACTACAGTAACAGAACCAACCGAACCTGTTGCAGACAATCCTGTAACGGGCGCGTTCGCCTCTGCGACTACAGTAACAGAACCAACGGATGCCGTGGCTTTAGGAAGGTCCGTTTGACCCCACGGCATATCGCCCCAACCGAAGCGGGACCAACCGCCAATTGGAACGATAATGTCTGCCATTAGGCTATCCGAATAATGGCGTTACTTGCGTCCGCTGCTGGGAATACAATCGTAAAGTCACCTGCGGTAGACGTTTTGTCGGCACCAAAGTCTAGCACCACAACCGATGGATCACCTGTTGCACTATCATTAAAGATTAACGCGCCACGGGCTGTAATCGTCGCCGTGCTAAATGTCAGATCAGCAAAGTCAGTAAACGCTGTTGTGCCACTTGACGTTGGGTCAACACGAGTAAGCGCACTACCCTTTGCACTGTATCCAGTTCCAGACACCTCGTTTGTTGCCGTGTATGCTGTTGTTGCCGCAGTAAAAGAGGCGCTATTGTCATACAAAGCAAGGTTAAAGGTGCTACCACCTGAGTTTTTAAAATTGTGAACAGCCTCAAGAAGCTCTTTCTTAAAGCTGGTACACATGAAATTACCTGTAAAGGCCATGTCACAGTCTCCTTATAAGTTCAGCAAGCTCGGGATGTCCTGCATCATTGATTGCGTTATACACCGTAGTTCTATCACTTTTTACTGCTTCGCGTAAGTAGAACTCGATTACTTTTGTGATATTGCGTTTATAAGCCAACGCTTGATCACGAATTGCAGGAGGGGCAGAATCCCCTACGGCAACTATTTTGTCTGCACATCTTTGCGCAACTTCTTCAGGGGTGAATCCACGATTATTTGTGGTTTGTACATCTACCTTAAAGTCTTCAGGCAAATCTATATTTAAGGCAGGTATCATGTTTTCTCCCTAAGAATAAGTCCAGTACGGTACGCATCAGTAACCTCTTGTGATTCGCCAAAGTTTTTGACGCGTGACAGAGCTTCAGTAAAGCGTTGCGTATAGTTTTGTATTAGATCACCTTCACCTTTCATAAACGTGTATGCTTCAATGAGGCTACCATATAGCAAAGCTACTGATGCGTTCGTGCTTAACCAAGATGTGTCGCTTCCCGCACCAGCCGTTAAAGATAACGGACGATAGAAATAATGAAGCTCAACAGCATAGTTAGAATCTGGAACTGGACCAAGAATAAAGTTATCAACATCAAATTGAGCATAATATCTTGGCACACCAGTAGCGCCACTAGGATTAAAAGATTGAACAAAATTTACATCTTTAAATAAAAGAAACTCTTTGTTGCTTCCGTTTGTAATACACAGACTAAAAGACGCTAAATAGTCTGAAGGAGCCGCAAGATACTTGTTACTTGCAGTCAAAGCACCTGTCGTATTTTTTCTAAATACTTCTAGCTGTGCAATCTTTAGAATACGTTCTTCAGCATTCTTGATGAAAGTATCAAGATTGTTCACAAAGGTTGTCTCTGTGTTTTCAGTGTAATCCTGAATGGCTTGTTTTAATTCATCATATGTAAAGCTCATGTAATCACCACTGTAACTTGGCCCACATAACCGATAGTATTCATTCTATTCTTCGGCGTTGGGAATATATTGTCACCCACGCTTACAGATACTGCACCAGCGTCAGGATCAGGTCGTGGATTGCGAAGTGCCTGCGCGTCAGGAACTGCGCGTAATGGCTCTAACTGAGGATGTTTTGGTTCCCACTCATCTCTACCAACAAGTAAACCATTCCATTCTTTACGCATGTCTTTCAGCCGATAGCGAAACCCTGATCGGTCAGAAATACCATATGCCCACTTACCTGTGGCATACTTAGACATAACGATAGTTCCTCAAATCTGGAGCTACGCGGAAAGACGCACGATCACGATCTTCATCCATAGCTCTGTTTATTTCTTCTTCATACAGTGCTTTTAGCATCTGCATACGATCTGGTGCGCGTTTCACGCTTATGTAATAGGCCAAACCTGCCGCTAATGCTGGGTAGAAACGGAATGGAACACCAAGAGTATTGGTGTAAGTATCAGCGTCATCCAGTCTTGTTAATGCGTCATAGATAATCACATCTGTACTGTTGTCTGGCAAAGGCCACATCTTCAATACAGGCGTGATTTGACGATCCACAAAGTATTGTGTGGGTCGAGCTTGTGTTGTTTTTGTTGGAATATTTAAATATTCATCACGACTAATACGATCCAAAGCATAATCAGTACCAGAACGACGAACAACCAAAGAAAGAATGTCAATTACGTCAGTCCCTAAATCATAATCACCGTCATTTGAGGTGACAGTAAATGTACGCTGTTCAATAGTCCACTGATTCAAACCACGATTAGCCCAATCAGCAAACATCAAATTCATAGATCGTTTAGCCGTTTTTAAGTCATATCCTGTGCGGACTTCCAAGCCGCAACGCTCAAAAGCCTCTTCGATGTAGTCAGCTACATCTAGTTCAAAGTCTGTTGAGCCTGATACGGTCATTTCTTCTTCCTTTTAAGCGACTTAACGCGCTTTGGCTTGCCTGCTGGCTGACCAAGACGCTTCTTTTGAGATATTCTACTACGCTTTTCCGCAGATGTCATCTCTGAAGCTGGCTTAGGTGTTGTTGAACTCACGCGTGGAGTTGGTCTGCAATA